TTTAAACATTGTGTTATTCTTTTAGATAAAAAAATTCTTATTTTAGAAGAAGAATTTGAAGGCGTTGGTTCTAATCCGTACGTTTGTTTCCGTTGGAATAAAGCATCAGGCGAAGTGTATGGACGTGGCCCAATCTTTAATGCCATGTCTGCAATTAAAACAACCAACCTAACAATTCAATTAATTTTAGAAAACGCACAGATGTCTATATCAGGAATATACCAAGTAGAAGATGATGGTATTGTTAATCCTGATAACATACAGCTAGTCCCTGGCAGTCTAATTCCAATTGCACCAAATTCAAAAGGTTTACAACCTATTAATTCTGCTGGACGATTTGATGTCGCTCAGTTGGTACTTGAAGATATGAGAGCTAATATTAAAAAAGCATTATATATGGAAACACTCGGTAGACCAGAAGGTACACCAATGACAGCAACAGAAGTAGCAGAACGTATGGCTGATTTATCAAGACAAATTGGTTCATCATTTGGTAGACTTCAAGCTGAATTTGTAATTCCTTTATTAAGACGAGTTATTCGAGTATTAAAAGAACAAGGCAGAATAGATTTACCTATTATTAATGGGAGAGAAGTTAAAGTACAAGCAATATCACCATTAGCAAGATCACAATATCAACAAGATATAAGTGACATAAACAGATTTCACGAGATTATTGGTACAACGTTTGGCCCACAAATGCTTAACTTAATTGTTAATCAAGACGCTGTGGCAAGACATATTGGTAAACTTATGAATATTCCTGAGAAGCTATTACGAGATGAACAGGAACAAGCACAACTAGCCCAACAAATGCAACAAATGGCACAACAAGGACAACTAGAAGGAGAAGCAAATGACGTCATGGGATCACCTCAAGGACAACAAGGCCCAGTCTAAACCAGTCAATTCGATTGATGGTTATACACGATCACCAAAAACAGAAGAATTATTAAATAAACTTTTTGGTTCTGTTTTTAAAGGTGATGATGGGAAACAAGTATTAACATATTTAAAGTCTATAACTACTGAAGCAGTAGCTGGGCCAAATATGTCTACTAATGAATTATTCCATTTAGAAGGAAGAAGATTTTTAGTAGCTATTATTCAATCAAGAATTAATGCTAACTTAAAGGAGAAAAAATAATGGCTGAAGAACAAGCTCAAGAAACACAACAGGAAGAACAACAATCAGATAAACCTGAATACATATCCGAAAAATTTTGGGATAAGGATAAGGGAGAGGTAAATGTTGAATCGCTAGGTACATCATATAATTCTTTAGAAAAAAAATTAGGACAGCGTACAGATGAATTAACAAAACAGATACGCACAGATATTGAACAAGAACGTAGTGCTAAAGTTCCTGAAAAATATGAAATTAAAATGCCTGAAATACCTAAAGATGTTAATATGGAAGTTAATGAAGATCAGCCTTTACTTAAATGGTGGGGTGAAACAGCTAAATCTATGGGATTATCACAAGATCAATTTAATGAGGGGATTAATCAATTTGTTCAAAATGAGATTAATGGACTTCCTAATATTGAACAGGAAACACAATTATTAGGTGATAATGCTAAAGATAGAATAGAATCAGCAGACTTATGGGCGAAAAAACATTTATCAGAAAATGCTTATTCAACAGTAGCTAAATTATCTTCAACAGCAGAAGGAGTAAAAGCATTGGAGGAAATAATGTCTTTAAATAAAAGTTCTGTTATGCCTAGTTCTCCAACAGCAGTTGAAAGTAAACCTTCGGTAGCAGATTTACGTTCTATGATGAAAGACCCTAAATATTGGAAAGATGGAGAAAAAGACCCAGCATATATTGAACGTGTATCTAAATTATTTGAACAAGTATGAATGATTTTGGGAGAAACAATAACTTAGTTTTAGTTATATGGCGTGATACAAGGGAAGTTGATTCAGGTACATGGCATGAAATGTCAGAAGTTGTTAAAACTGCATCTTCTGTTATTCATAGTGTTGGTTGGATAGTGCAAGAAACTGATACTGATTTAAAAATATCTGCTGACTTACCTGAAGATATTAGTGATACAGAAGTAGGACGTACAACTATTATTCCTCGTGGATGTATAGAGGAAATAACAAATGTGCGTTGCGAAAAAGAAAATGATTAGTCATTAATCTCCTCAAGACCTTTAGAGTACGCAAATTGCCCATTAAGGATAACTTTTTAGCAAACTTAAAAGATAATCGGTTAACCTTAACAATGGAGAAATAAAATGGCTAGTACAATTACTAACGCCTTTATTACTCAGTTTGAATCAGAAGTACACATGGCGTATCAACGTATGGGTGCTAAATTAAAAAATCTGGTGAGAACTGTGAATGGTGTAAGTGGCTCTAGCGTAAAATTCCAAAAGGTTGCAAAAGGTACAGCAACTACTAAAGCTCGACATGCTGAAGTAGTAGCGATGAACCTTGCTCACTCTAACGTGTCTGCGACTTTATCGGATTATTATGCGGCTGACTACATTGACAAACTAGACGATTTGAAGATCAATATTGACGAAAGACAAGTAGTTGCACAAAATGCGGCTTATGCACTTGGTCGTAAAACAGATGACATACTGACAACAGTTATGAAAGCTGGAACTTCAATCGCTAACAATATTAATTCATCTGCGACAGGTATGACATTAATTAAAGCTAAAAATATGCAAAATATTTTTGGTACTAATGATGTTCCTGATGATGGACAAAGATATTGGGCAGTTGGCCCAGCTCAATGGGGTGACCTAATGAGTGTGGATCAATTCTCTCGTGCCGAATATGTTGGAACAGAAAATTTACCATTTACAAATGGTGAATCTACAGCAAAAAGATGGATGGGCTTCTTATGGTTCGTTCATTCTGGTTTGACTGTAGCGACTGACCGACAAACTTTAGCTTGGCACAAATCTTCAGTTGGTCTTGGCATAGGTCAAGATGTTAAAACTGAAGTTAACTATATACCTGAAAAAGTATCTAACTTAGTAACTTCTTCTCTCTCTATGGGAGCAGTTGTTATTGATGGTGACGCTTTAAGGGTACAGCTTTGCGCAGAATAGGAGATATATATTATGGCTTATGCACTAACAAATCCTATTAAAAAAATCGCACAAATGGGTGATTCCAATGCTATGTGGTATTATTCAGATGGTGATGCAATAGGCAGTATTGATGATGATAACTATTTTTTATTATCTTACGCAGAATTAACTGCTGGAGATATTATTATTGTAAATAGTGGTGGTTCAAATGCAGTTGTAGATACATTAATTGTATCTGTAAATGATGGTGGTACAAATCTAGATACAATAATACAAGCATAAAACTAATTAACTAGGGGGGATTTTTCCCCCCTACTATTAAAATTATGGCAACAACAAAAGTAGATATATGCTCCACGGCTCTTATAATGATTGGAGCAAACACCATTACATCTTTTTCAGATGATAGCACCGAAGCTAATGTGTGTAATACAATTTATGAAGATATATTAAAATCTGCATTAACTCGTCATAGATGGCGATTTGCAACTGAACAAAAACAATTAAGTTTATTAACATCTGCACCAACAGGTAGATATGCTTATGCTTATCAATTACCTACAAGTCCTGAATTACTACAACTAATTACTCTTACAGTTAATGATATAGTTATTCCATATGAAAGATATGGTGATAAAGTTTTTTTAGATAACTACGGAAGTAGCTCAAGTGTTATATGCGATTATGTATATAGAGCTGATGAAGGTGAATTTCCTCCTCATTTTATTTTAGCTCTTGAATATACATTAGCTGGTTTGTTTGCTGGTTCAATAGCAAGAGATTCAGGAATGATTAAACAATTTGCTGATATGGCTGAACGACAATATTTAGTCGCTAAAAATATTGATTCAGCAGAAAAAACAACAAGAAAATTAGATCAATCACGTTTTATTAATTTGCGTCAATCTACGAGGTAAAATGGCTAGAACAATTAGAACAGTTCTATCTAACTTTAGTGCTGGAGAGCTTAACCCTTTATTAAAAGCAAGAACAGACACTAAAGCCTATTTTAATGGCGCTCAAACTTTAAGAAATTGGTACATGATGGATAGTGGAGGTTTAATGCGTAGACAAGGTACTACGTATAAACAAACACTACCAGCAGAAGCAAGATTACTTCCATTTGTTTTTTCAGATGATGAAGTAGCAATATTTGCACTATCCAACAATCGGTTGGACGTTTATTCTAGTGCTGGAGCTGTTATCCAAAGCAATTATACAACTAATTGTAATTGGACGACAGCTCAATTATTTGAATTAAATTTAGCTCAATTTGGGGATACGGTATTTATTACTCATAGAGATAATCCAACAATAAAAATTAAAAGAGTAAGTGCTAGTTCTTTTACAGCTAGTGTATTTGATTGGGCTTCTCACAGTTCAGGATATCCTAGGTATCAACCATATTATAAATATGAAGATAGTGCAGTAACTTTAACTCCAGCCGCAACTTCAGGTTCAACTGTTAATATAACAGCCTCTAGTGCTATATTTGATTCTGATTCAAATTGGGTAGGTAAAACTATTCGTATTGGTGGCAAAGAAGTAGATATAGCTTCACGAACAAATACAACAGTCGTTGTAGGAAATATAAGAGAAACATTAGCTGGTACAAGTGCTGAATCCGATTGGGATGAACAACTTATTTCTTCGCATAGAGGATACCCTCAAGCGATAACATTTCACGATAATAGATTATGGATAGCTGGTGTTAAATCCAAACCATCTTCTGTTAATGCAAGTCATGTAGGTGATTATTTTAATTTTAGTGTTGGTACAGGATTATCAAGTGA